CCCGATTGTTGTAGCGCTTGTTGACAATGTTACCCTGCCGGCCGTCAATCCTGAAATAGTTGGCACCCCCGCAATTGCATCGTTAAGGTCAGATTGCGTGATGAGGTGATTGGCGCTGCTGGTGTCTGCTAGTGTTGTAATGGTATTGGCTGTTGTTGTGCTATCCATCAAAAATCCATATCCCGGATTTAATCGCTTAATTGACCCATTAGGAGTTGTTACTAATGAATAACCTGTACCCACATTTGTCAATGTGATATTACTAGCCCCTCTTATCGTTATATCCATCGTATCACCACCTAGCGTTATTATCCTGGCGGTTGTATCGTTTACAGCCATGAACGTATCGACCTGTCCACCGTAGGAGCTATCCAAATAGTTTGTCATACCTATAAGCGCGGTATTCAAACGCAGGTTTTGAAACGCCTCAACAGCGCTATTTCTGATATACCGGTTAATAAAGGCACGTAAACTGTCAGTTGTCGGGAACTGTGCTTTAGCTCCAAATGAAAATGCCAACGTCAATAGAATTATTATTATCCTTTTCATACTTAACTAAATGAAAATGTAAATGATTCGCCAGAGTAACCGTTATCACATATTGGCGTAATTGTTATTGAATGCGTGCCAAGTTCATTAGCGGCAGGCGGAAGTGCCCATGCGGCCGGTATACTGCCATTAGTAAATGCCGTTTGGACGCCGCCGCCAGATATCGAATAATCCCAACGGGTAATTGTTGCACTTCCTGGAACCATCGAATCAATAACCGCCCACTTCCTCTCTAAGAATGTGCCCGGCACTGGCCTTAACTCAACGTGCGCTGTAGCGATTTCAGCAACGCATTCGTCAGGGTTGCCGGGCGTTGGTGGTATAGCCACGAGATCTGGATCTCCGTTAACCTCAAGTGTAATACTGCCAACTGAATGACCTTCTGCCCCAGCTGAAAATGTAACCTCAGTTGGAAGCGCATAACCTTTTAGTATTTTAGCAATACCAGCTTCATCATAAAATATTATCTTAAAGTCAACGTCGGTCATGTTCTTAAAGTAATCCAGCAAATCGAATGCGTCCGGAATTGAAGGGTTGCGCACGATAACACCACTTAGATTAATAACTTGGCCAAGGCTTTGCCCGCGTTTTCTTCTCCAAACACCATCTCCAATTGTTTTTACTGACTTTGTTTCCATGCTAAATGTTGTTTCCAATTCAGCAGCACAGCCATATGTTACATAGTCAATCCCGCTGAGGAACTGAATAATCACATCTTTAGCTTTAATTGGCTCAGGCATTTGTATTTTCGAATATGTAATTAAATGATGCGCTGTCACCAGATTGTGTCCCGTCAGCGTTACCTGCCGACACTTGCCGAACTTCAACCAGGTTGGCATTGATCCACCCCTTTATCAAATCCATTTTTAGAGGAGGCACTAACACGAAATCCCGTTCATCCGTCATGTCTACAAGCCTATATCGCTTATCAAACCTTATGGGGAACTTATTAAGCTGGTCATTCTCGGCGGCACAATTCAACCCGTTAAATGTTCCCTCAAGCGCATACATGCGCCGGTAGCTATGATTATATCTTGCCCTATTTAACAACTCTTTAAACTGCTTTGATTCGTTTAAAGGATACCTATACCAGGTTGGAATAGTCAATGAACCATCTGATAATAGCAATGACCCCTGCAGCATCTTTTTGGGAGAATCGGATATCTTCACTTCATCATCTGATTTGTCTGGGAAAACCTTGTTTTGCGACCTTATCCAGTAATCGCCTTTAACCTGCACATAACCACCAGCAACAAATGGAGTCCAGGTGAAATCAAAATTTCTAAACCATGCCTCATTCGGCAATCCGCTATCTTCCACTGCGCCAAGCTGTATATATAATGTCCCATCAACTGGTATTGCAGGCGAACTTAGAGTAACCGATTTATATACTTTTGTATGATCTGATGAATCAATATATTCAACAAATAACGACTCGGCTGCACCGCCGTTTCTTCTCCACCTGTTTGATATCCCTGCCCCGTCACGCCACCAATAAGGATAACCGCCGGCAGTTGGTATTATATATACCTGAACTGCTGCAATCGTTAGTTGAGCATTGTAATTAAAGGATAGCCTATAGTCAAAGTTTATACTTACCTTATCGCCGACATACACGGGTAATCCTTCGCTCTGAATTACTTGGGTATTAGTAGAAGATTTCCTAATTATTATTTCCCTGCTAATTTCTATTCCAAAGACGTTTTTAGTCGTTCGTCTAACCGCTGTATCAGTGCCAGCGGCTATAGCGGGCAGTTGAGAGATTGGCGTTGGAGTGCCATTAAATGTACCGTACGTCCAATCGTTGATTGAATAATCTTGATATGTCCCAATTTGCGTTGCAGTATCATCGCCATTATCGTCCTTTTCATATACGTTACCCGATTCTCCCGGTATCAGATCCCCACGGCTAAACTTATTATTCTTAGGGATTTCCGGCCATGGCGTATAGTTGTATGTTGTCTTTGCTGATTTAATAGCAAACCGGCTGTACGCTTGTTGGTCCTCGTTGATAGGGTATATGTCAACAGCCTTGCCTATTTGATAGTGGTTTGTCGTGTCATCAGCAGCCGACACTACCGCTCCATTTGAATTGTACAGGGTATAATTATTCGTATTGCCAGCCATATACTGTAGCTCAGAAATGTTTTTAATCACCCACATGCCATTCCAGTACTCAAGACGACAAAATTTATCAAGGATGATCATTAAAGCATCGCGGCAACTAACAAATGTCGTGGGTGATTTAAGGAAGGTTCTGTATTCCAGGTATGACTGATTGAACATGTCATAATGCAACGCATTTCTGCGATCATTCATGTACCCGTTAAAATAATTGCAATAAACCCTGATATTAAGAGAAAGCCCTGTTTGCTTCAGCGCCCCTGCTATATATTCAATAAGGCTATTTATGCCGGTAAAGTTTTGGCCGTCGATATCTACCAAGTCGATTTCTTTTAAGAGCGAAAGCCCGTTAGTTGCCCTGAATGCAACTACATACGGCTTATCTTGAAATGGCGCATTGCCTTCGTCAGGAGTGATAAAACCTTCAAAGTATAGCTGCCCGTCAATTGTTACATCAATCTTCCATTCGTCATGCTCTGCGGTGATAAATGTCTCCCAGGTTATTTCATCACCATCTTCAGCCAATAACTCCACATATAACTCCCTGCTTATTATCGTGCTCTCGTATTTAGTTTGTCCATCGCTTCGGTCGTTAATCTCCAATGCAACGGCCATGTAATTTTCTACAGTGACAACTGGCCCATCTTTTAAGTAGATAGTAGCCAAAACCTCCTGGTTTTGTTCGTTCGTGAACTGTATTGTATATGTTTCAGTGTAAGCCATTATCCGAGGCGAGACCTCCGGCTCGTTACACGCTCAAGCATTAATTGCAGGTCAGTGCCATTTATGCGCATATTCCCATTGATGATAATTGGTTGCTGATTGTCGGTGGAAAGCTTACCAACCATTTCAGGCAACTTATTTAAAGGAATGATGGCTTCGCGGCCAGCTTCGCCGAATATGCCAAGCGTGGCCTTAGTAGCAATGCCTCCATCGGCTAATTTTGGAACATTAAATTTGAGATTCTTCAAAAGGGCACCGGAAGCGATTAAGGCCACACCTACGGCGGCGGCAATTATTTCCCCCCCTGGCTTAAACAAATTACTAATTGCCTTTTTTAAGACACCCACCAATTTTGATGTTAACAATATCTGCTTGCCAACTTCCTGAAGAATTGAACCGACGATTCCAAGCATCCCCTGTGCTGCTTTTGCTAATGCGCTACCTGCGTTTTCTCCTGATAATATACTTCCAAATGACTCACCAATTAACACTGAAGCATCTGCGATTCCGTTTAAAATACTGCCTATTATTGTTTGCTGAATGCTGGCAATCTGATCTCTTATTGCCTTCATTTTATCAGCAAATTCTTTTCCGTTAAATTTTAGATCAATGTCAAATTGCGTTGGAAAGGCTATTTTTTTATCTAAGCCTGTTGCCCTTGCAATTTTCTCTTGTAAATCTGTGACATCTACAGGTATTTTTTGCAATTCGATATTAGACCCATCAAGTGCTACCTTAACCTTTTCTTTGAGTGTAAAGACACGACCTGATATATCTGTCGTATCAAGTCGGTTAATCTGGCTAAATTTCAACTTAGGGAACTCAAGCAGCAATGCCTCTTTATCAAACGCCTCGTTCACCCGCTTTTGCGTATCCCGTTTAATCGCATCCTTCAGCTTGTCTATTTCAGCCGCTGGCATCTTAGCCTTCTGCGCATCCCTAACTGCTATTTGTAATTTGAGATCACCAACTTTCTGTTCAAGGGACGCTAGGCTATCAGTAGCTTCGTCAATATTTTTGAGATCAAATAGCTTACCCTGAAACTCTTTTGCGGAGTCTCTTATCTTCTCTATTAAGTCGAGTTGTTTTTTTAAAAAGTCTTCATCTTTCTTACCTTTCGTTTCATCGAATAACGTCCCGGCTACCGCTTCTTCTTTAGTGAGTTCATTAAGGGCTTTATTAAATGCTTCTATTCTGGTTTGCGCACTTTGGTATGCTGCGCCGGTTTGCTTCGCCCCAGCTATTTGCTGCTCAATAGCAAAATTACCGCCTGTACGTAAGCTTTTTACAGCAGCAACTATGTTGCCCCACGCACTCGCATTGTCTTCTATTGAGCCGGCAAAAAGCTCTGCTTGTTTAGCAGTTTCTTTGCTGATAAGATCCTGCACTCCCTTGATCTTAGCCTGACGTATAAGTGAGGCGGTTAATTTGTTAACCGATTCGGTCACCGCCTGGGTATTAATGTTCTCCTGTGATAGCTTAGGCAAATAAGCATCGTATTGCTCATTGAGCTTATTTATGGCTTCCGCTCTAGCCTGCTTACTCAGCGTTTCATTTCTTGCAACAGCCAGCAAAGCATTTATATTCGCGATTTCGCCGGCAGCAGTGCCCTCTGCCTCTGCAAACGACTTATTTAAATCTCGTTGGGCCTGGGCCGCTATTGATGTAGAGCCAACAAGCGAATTTATCGCGGCACCTAAAGAGCCGTATTTCATTTGGGCGGCTGTCATAATTGAGGTGACTGCCGATATAGCTAAGCCGATACCAGCGCCGCCCATAAGCGATTGCTTGAGTAAAGAAAATGTTGTAACGTTTTTCCCCGTTTCTGCAGAAAGCCTTTGAGCCTCTTGGGTCAATCTTGTATAGGATTGTACGGCAGGGTCTATATTATTAGCTATTGAGCCAAAATTATTAGCCGCATAGGGGGCGTCTTGAACGATACGCGAAAAATCAAGTATAGCAGCGCCTGCTTGCTTACTTTTTGCCTGAACCTTTTCCAGAGTTGGCGGAACAGAGGGCGGAATAAAATTTGGGTTAATTATGGTTGGCTTAAACCCGCTTGCCAAGTCTTTTTTGAGTTGATTAATAGCGCTATTAAACTTATTCATATCATCCAGCGGCAACCTGCCCCCTAACGAATCAAATTTAGGTCCCGCTTTCGTTGCAGCAGCTGCAGCAGCATCGATAGACGCGGCAATGCGGTCCATTGCAGCTTTGCTTGCGCCTATTTCATCGAACGATTGATTTATTGAGTTAGCGGCTGCATCAATTTTTGCACTCGCGGCAGAAACGCTTTTTTGTAAGTCATTTACCGCCGCTACCGACTGTTGACTTGCCTGAGTGAGCGTAGAGGCGTCACCCCCGATGATTATTTTTATTTCGTTTGACGCTGCCATTATCAACTATTCCTTCAAACCGTTTTTGTATTCTGTTATACTGATCTTTTAGGCTTTCCCTTTTGCCGGCACTCTTGAAGGCATCGCCGACAACTTTACTCCGGTCTTTTTTATCCATATACGGCACCATAGCAGCAATTATCTGCTCCTGATACCTATTCTGGTTATAATCCGACAACCCTTTTCTACGCTGCAAGTATTCTTTCAGATCGTACCCATAGAACTCCCAGGGATGCAACCCGCTACCGAACGCCTCTTCGCATAGTTCGTCAAACGTTAGCGCTCTGTGTGTCTGCGCTAACCTCCCCGTTAGCTGAAGCCTTTGGAGAGGCGAAAATTGCGTTGTAGTGGTTTACTATTTCAGTTAGCTCGCTTATGGACAGATCATCAACCCAGCTTTGCACATCGGCATCCGTAAAGTCCGGGTCCTGCTTCTTACTCAAACAATTTGAAAGCAGGGCCGCATGCGTGATCTTTATTGCATATGGCAATAGATCGGAAAAGTTGTTCCCTTCTGCCTTGAATTGAAACGGGTCTACACCCGTCAATTCCCCGAGATACTTCAGTGTACCAATATTGAACTTCAAGCCGCGAACGGCGCCCCCTAATTCCAGGGACATATAATTTTTTAAACTCATAATGATTATTAAGAATCAGCCGTATTGTCTACTGTTCCGGTAGCGGTGAATGCCCAGTTGAACTTAACAACATCTCCTTCAGCAGAGGTTTCTGTTGCTTCTGTAACGTACCCCTGACCATCCATATAAATTATTTCGCCGGCGGTTATACTAGCTGCAACATTGGCTTCGTTTCGGCGTATAAAATAGAGCAGGGTTCCTGCGTCGCACCATGCTTGTAGCTGCTTAAACGACACCTGATTTGCTGCCAGATTACCACCAGCAACGCCGCTACCAGAGAATGTTTTCTCGGCTGACTCCGGGGCCGAGTATGTTCCGCATTTTGTTTTAGTAGTTGTTACAGTGGCCGTAGTTGATGACTGCGAACTTTCTTCGCAAACAATGGTCTTGTAGTTGCTGTCAGTTTCGCTGAGCCACATGGTTACCAGTGTACCTTGTATCTCTTGAGGCATTGCTTTTTATTTTAAGTTTGAGTAATTCGTGTTTTTAATATGATTGACTTTTTTATCTCCCATCCATCAGCCACTTGATCGAACACATATGAGTCGCTTATGTACTTCACATAGGATAAGTGGAATGGCTCGTTTATGGTTATGCCGTAAGTTGTTTTTGTTGGCAGTATTATACTTAACAAATCATCGGCAATTGTTTCAATTGTTGTTTTACTGTTCGTAGCCTTGCGTCGGTTGACTATTGTTATATTAATATCCACCTCGCTGGCCCATGTTTGCTTTGTGTTTACCGGGGTAGCTTGCTGGCCCCCGATAAGCATATATAATGTATGCTCCGTAATATTCAGGTCTAGCTTCTCATCCACAATAGGCACTTTTGTTGCTCCATTCTCAGGGTTACTTACCTGGTTATAGAGTGCTTCATAAAATGCCTTTCTTACTGCCTGACCTGTATCGTTCATATGATCCTACTTATAATGTTTGCCAACCTTTTTTTCAGGTTTGCTTCAGCTGTTGGCAATTGTTTGAAAAAGAACGGTTGCGGCTTTATGCCATACTTTCTTATCTTCTGCCAAATCAAGAATGCAACCTGTTTATCCTGTTGCTCCTTAGTTTGTTTATTGCCTAGCCTTCGCCTTGATTTCACGCTATATGTTCCGGCAATGCCTTTTCTTTTAACCCAACCCTGCAAGGCAACTAACGGGCTCCCTTGCCCTGTCACTGGCCCTTTAAGGCTTCTTGCTACATCTTCAAGTCCGGCCGGTACTGACACTTTCGTTTTTGTCCCAAATTCAAGGTATCCGGCATAAAAAGATTGAGCTACTGTCTCGAATTGTAAGGGGCCTGTCTTTTTACTGCTTATTGAGTTCCGCACTCTTGCTTCATCAACTGGTGCATCCTTCTTGGCGCCGTCCCGAATCTCCTTCGCTGTTACATCTAGTTCATTCCCCAATTCGGCTTGCACAGATTTTGGCAATTCATTGAAGACCTTTAATAGCCTGTCAAGCCCTTGAACCGTGAATGAGAAACCGGTTGCCATTATCAATTCTTTTCGATAGAAATAAAATTCCAGTCACCATCTTTATTCTCAGCTATAATTTCCACTTGCCTTGTCTTTCCTTCTTCTATGAAAACCTTATCCGTCCAGAATGATATTGTTACTACCCCTAGCTCGGCATCTTGCACGCTCTGTTGTTCAATCCTAAAATCGCCAATAAACGCTTTTAGTTTTTAAAAGAACCCAGGCATACCTATAACATCATATGTGCATTTACAAAATACTTGTTGCATTATCTTACCTCAGTTAATTGTTTCAGATGAATCATTTTTCTTTGCTCTCCAACCTGACTCCATGGCCCCATTTTAAACGACCGACCTTCGAAAATTAGCCGTACATCTTTACTGATATTTGCCTCAATCTCATTGCGCCACCATATCCACCCCTCGTACATCTTTACGCTTTCATCATATCCAGACTCGAAGGCGTCATATACTCTCTTTTCACGGATATATCCGCGTGTTGTGAACCAATCCACGTATTGTTCCTCCTGTCCACCTGTTTGGTCAGGAGATTTGACCACCTGCTCAAACTTCAGAACCATCTTCATTTGCCCTATCGTCGGAGTAAACGCCATTACGCAATAATTGATGTTCGTTTATACCTAGCCGCCAATTCCAATGCGCTTTTACATAGGCTTACGTCCGCTGTCGCGAATTGTTGTTGTTGATCGCCTGCATTAGTGTACCGGAATGCTATTTCTTCCAATAGCGCCCGTTTAAGGCCCCCCGGCAACGTTTCATATCCAGCTTCATAGTTTACTTCCAGGTAACAACTTGACGGGTATTCTATCCACCTGAATTGATTACCTCTTACAGTGTATTGCGTCGTGGCAGTAAGAGTATTGCCATCAACGTCCTTTATTGAAGTAAGCGTTGTTACGGGGCCGAATGGTATCTCAATGCCGCCACATTCATTACGCAGAATTGCCTTTAGTGTTTTTGCGCCGAACGACAACCCGGTGTATTGCTCCAATTCTTCCCGACATTGAGATATAAGCGCGGTGATCTTAGTATCATCATCATCGAACTCATAACTACCAGAGGTATCAAACTGCAGGTTTAAATGCCGTTTAGCCTCTTCTAGTGTTACCGGTTCGGTTTCGATATCTGTAACCACCTGAACTTCTATTACATCGTTATACTTCATATAAAGAGAAGGAGGCCGGTTGCCCGGCACTCCCCAGGTTTATCATTAAGAAGATGCAGAGTTGCCAAGATCTTCAATAACAGTTGCAGCGGGCTGCATTGCATTGAACTCTTCAAAGCACTCGATACGAGCCGTGATTTGGTTCGTGGTCACGTTCGTAGCATCCTGCTCGAAGAACTCGATGGCAAGGCTTTCTACTTCGATCCGTTCTACGTAGTTCCGGTCGAACGTCAGGAACTTGTCGTGCGAAGGAATCCAGGTCACAGGGTAAACAGGTGTACCGTTCACCATCAGTGAACCGTTGGGACCTGACTGTACACCACCTGCGCCAGCGTAAGCACCATTTTGTATCAGCCACTTGTTGATGCGGTTCAGTGCAGTATAGCGAAGTAGGCCGAATGAGGCCTCGTAATCGGCATCCCACAAAGCGGTCACCGCATCCATCACTTCAAGTATATCAACGGTCTCTGTAGATCCTGAAGCGGTGCCGCCGGCAGCATTCGCGGTTGCGATAATATCCCAAAAGCGGCGATTCTCTACTTTGAAGAACTCGCGTTGCAACAGGCGGGGCAGCGTGTTCTGCAGGAAAGGCAATTGGCGCATCAATTGTTTTGCAAATCGCGTGTAGCCGGCAATGTATTCGCTCACTACTTCAACCCGGGCAAAATCAAAATCTATCTGCGTTTTGGCTGCACCAGGTGCAGATTGACGGGAGATAGATCCTTCACCCGCTGATTCACGGAAATAAACGTATGTTCCGGTTTCTGATCTCACGGTAGGAATCAGATCACGGGCATTCACCTTTTGTGCAGGGCGAAGAACCTGTTGGTTGCCGTAGTCAACAAATCCCTGACCGGTAAGGTTATTTGCTGCTGTCATATCGCCAACGTCCTTTTTTTCAAAGCCGTTGGTATCCATCTTATGCGCCATATTGGGATCGTAAAAATCCATCGTAGGAGCAGAAAGATTGATGGCGCCTTTCAGTTGCATTTTGAAACGATTGCCGCGACCTACCGATGCAATCCCTTTTTGGTTTTCGGGGTCTGCCAATGCTTCAGCCATTGCTTGCTGCAGGCTCTTTGCCTGGATGCGGCCACTGCCTGTGCTGGCACTTGTTTGAATCTCCTTAACCTTTACCAAAACTTCATCCAGAGCTTTCTGATTGGCCGTGTCGGTTTCGTCCTTCTGCGTTTGCCAGTTGGTGAATTTTTCTATTGATTGGTTGATGGTAGTAGCATGTTTTT